TGTTGAGCAGGAATATCCTTCCGCCAAGATCGAAAAGAAGATCGTGATGAACAAGATGGAAAAGGCAGGAAAGGTTGATGAAGAATTCGCTGACAAACTGACCACGTGGGCGGATATTATCCGTAAGACTTTCTATGACGGTGGTGTCGACGAACTGGTTTCCACTCGTCGCCTTGAGCACATCGTCAATGCCTACGCGATGTTCGGCGACCGTTCTAAGGCAATCCAGTTGTGCGTCAACCGTTTCGACGCTGATACCAAGGCAGCATTCCTCGACCTCTATAGCAAGGTTGATGTGAATGCTGACTCTGTCGCTGAAACGACAGACAACAATGATTCATATTTCGATCAAACTGAAGAAATGCCATTTTAAGGAGAAAACATGACAATTAAGTATAAGTATAATGAGGGTGATTTCCTACGGGAGATCACCGACTATATAAACTCCACATACAATGAACACTACTCTCAGAATAAGTTTCAGGCAACTGAATTTATTATCGACGGTGGTCATGGTGAGGGGTTTACTATTGGCAACATCATGAAGTATGCCCAGCGTTACGGTAATAAAGGAACTCCCGATGACTGGCGCAAAGATCTTATGAAAGTTATTCATTACGCGATTATTGCTCTGCATGTGCATGATAAAGAATATGAAGAAGATTCAATAACTGATCTAATCATTAATAATGACACCTTTACTACTATGGGAAGTGCAACAAATACCTTGACTTTCTTTAACAATGATAGTATAACCAATGGTGGTACTATTACATTACCACCTCTTAAAACCTCTCTGAATACTAAGGACTAATATATTATGAAGATCTCAAATGAAACCCTCGCAGTTCTAAAGAACTTTGCCTCGATTAATACGAACATTGTTGTTCGTGAAGGTTCAGTTCTTGCGACCGTGAGCGAAGGTAAGAACATTCTGACTCTTGCCACTGTATCCGAATCATTCCCTCGCGAATTCGCAGTGTATGACCTCCCGAATCTCCTCGCCCTTCTCAGTATCTGGGACGAGCAAGATATCGAGTTTGAGGAGTCGAGCATGTTCCTTCGCAAGGACAAGTCAGAATTCGAGTATGGTTACGCCGATCCCTCAGTTGTTACTGCTGCTCCGTATAAAACTCTCGAGATTGATCCATTCTTCACCTTCAAGACGACTTCTGCTGAGATCGGTATGGTTCAGAAGGCAGCGTCTATTCTTTCTGCCCCAACCATGAGCGTTGTCTCTAAGGGTGGTAAGGTAACTCTGACTGTTAGTGACCCTGCTAATCCTCGTGCGAATGCATTCCGTCGCGAACTCGACAATAACGCAGATGGTGACTTCGATTGCCGACTGAAGGTTGAGAACCTGAAGGTTATTGCTGATGACTATGAGGTAACACTCGGAAAGAAAAAGGCAATGCACTTTAACAACCTGACCAAGAAGTTGGAATACTGGTTGGCAATGGAACCTTCTTCGGTCGTATAAGGATAAGAACATGCAAAAATTAGAAATTACTTTCAATGCGCGAGTTCCATATGATGCTGATGAAACTGGTCGAGCAACCTCTATTGAATTTACTACGAGTAGTGTCGACGAAGTCATCCGTCAGTTTAATAAGTTCCTGATTCTCAATGATTGGGATGTTCAAGTGGGGAATTCACATGCATGATAATCTACCAACAGTTGTTCCGAGTGTAGTCTTTAAGACTCGCGTTCGAGACGAATCCATCGAGGGTGATAATCCTTATCGCTGGGAGGATGTGACATCGTTCGATCTGTTTGCAGGTAAACGTGTTATCCTATTCTCGCTTCCTGGAGCATTTACTCCCACTTGTTCGACAATGCAACTTCCTGGATTCGACGAACTGGCGATGCGTTTCTACTCTTATGGTATCGACGAGATCTACTGTCTCTCGGTCAATGATTCTTTCGTGATGAATAAGTGGGCAGAGTCGCAAAACCTTGAGTATGTCAAGGTTATCCCTGATGGGTCTGGACTCTTCACACTCCGAATGAACATGAATGTCTTCAAAGACAATCTTGGATTTGGTATGCGTTCGTGGCGTTATGCAGTTATTGTAGAAAACGGTAAGATCGAGAAGTGGTTTATCGAACCTGGAAAGGAAGATGACTGCGAGACTGATCCGTATGGCGAGACTGATCCATACACTATCTTGCATTGGTTGCAAGCGAATTCTTAATTGAGTTGTTATTGGGTGGTGGTCGAACTGCCACCCAACTTTTTTTATTATGGAGATTATTATGAGCAATGCGCAGTTTCTGTGGGTCGAGAAGTATCGCCCTCGTAAATTGGACGACTGCATCCTTCCAGATGCACAATTAAATACCTTCCGCCAGTTTGTTGAATCTGGTGAAATTCCTAACATGCTTCTCTGTGGTTCTGCGGGTGTTGGTAAGACTACCATCGCTCGCGCAGTCTGTGAAGAACTTGGATGTGATTATCTAATTATCAATGGTTCTGATGATAGAAATATTGATACTCTACGCACAAAGATTACAGAGTTTGCTGCGTCGGTTTCATTTAATGGTAAACCTAAGATCGTAATTCTTGATGAGGCAGATTACCTCAATCCAAATTCAACACAACCTGCGCTTCGTGCGTTCATCGAACAATACTCGAATAACTGTCGATTTATCTTCACCTGTAACTTTAAGGATAAGATTATTTCTCCACTGCATAGTCGGTGTGCAGTTATCGAATTTAAACTTACCAAGGCAGATCGTCCGAAAATGGCAGGTCGTTTCATGAAACGATTGACTGACATTCTTCGTGGAGAGAATGTTACCTTTGATGAGAAGGTGGTTGCTCATGTTCTCAAGAAGCACTTTCCCGATTATCGTCGCGTCCTAAACGAACTTCAACGGTATAGTGTCGGCGGTACTATTGATGAGGGTGTTCTCATTAGCAATAAAGATCTTGATATGAAAAGTCTGTTGACTTATCTTCAAGGCAAGGATTGGGCGAAGATGCGCTCGTGGGTCGTTGATAATATGGACAATGATCCTAATGCTATCATTCGCAAGATTTATGATGTGTACCTTGATGAGTTTAAAAATATCCCTGTTATCATTCTTCTTCTTGCAGACTATCAATATAAGGCAGCATTTGCAGTCGATCAGGAAATCAATCTGGTTGCATGTTTGACTGACATCATGGCAACTGCGGTGTGGAAATGACAGAAGCAATCCTAGAAGGTTTGGGTGCACCTACTAAGATTTACAATTCAGAAGATTATGTTGAAAAGATATCTAAGATAAGTCCGTTTGAGTTTGTCAAGAATATCAATCAACAAAAAAATCTTATTGTAGACGAAAGATCGGAGAAACAATACACCCCATATATCATTAATCGAGCACTTTCATTAAATCGCGAGACTATTATTCAAGCGAATGAGATGAATTGTCGCCCCCACCTCGATAATGCTCTACAGAATGCATTTCTTATAAATACTATACGGGCAAAAAACCGTTGGGATAAATGGTTGAAGACCGAAAAGAATGCTGATGTAGAGTTGATCAAAGAGTATTATGGTTATAGCAATGAAAAAGCACGCCAAGTACTTGCAATTCTCTCTGAAGAACAAAAACAATACATAAAAGAGAAATTGTATAAAGGTGGTACTAAATGACTGATGATTTTTTTGACATTAACTTTCCTGGATATGCTCCACTAGAGATAACTCTCAAAACTCCAGATGACTTTCTAAAGGTTCGCGAAACTCTTTCGCGTATTGGTGTAGCATCACGCAAGGAAAAGACTCTTTTCCAGTCCTGCCATATTCTACATAAACAAGGCAGATACTTCATTGTTCACTTTAAAGAACTCTTTGCTCTAGATGGTAAGGGTGCTGACTTTAGCGACAATGATCTAGAACGTAGAAACACTATTGCCAAGTTACTTGGTGATTGGGGACTTGTAGATATTAAGAATCCAGAACTACACGAAAACTGTGCACCACTAAATCAAATTAAGATTATTGCGCACAAAGAAAAGAATGAGTGGGAACTGGTTCAAAAATATAATATTGGAACAAAAAGAAATTAAAAACTATTGACTTTTCTTCTAAATTGTAGTATAAATAGAGTGTGCCATGCTTCGGATGGCACACTTTTTTAAACTCGCTTAATAGGAGCAAAATATGAAATTTAATACAACTAATTTAGCA